CTCTTCCAGTGGCAAGCCGAGTTTCTTCGCGCACAGCGCAGGCACGCTCGAGTTCGGACCGTACCCTGATAGCACGTATACGGTGAAGGGCACGTACTACAAGCGCCAGGGGCCGCTATCTTCTGCGGTCTACTTACTTTTCCTCAACAATCCTGACCTGTACCTCTTCGCGACGCTCTGCGAGGCCGAGCCGTTCATGAAGAACGACAAGCGCATCCCGGTGTGGAGGGACAAGCGCGACGCTATTGCCGTTGACATCAATACCGAGGCCCAGGGGATCGCATTCTCCGGCGGCATGACGATCACGCCAGCATGAGGCTCAACGTAAAGCTGAAGGGGTACGCGCCGGACTTGGACCCGGCTACGCCAGGGATATTCACGAACGCGGTCTCAGTTATTCCGTCAATGCGCGGGCACAAGGCAGCTCCGTCCCCGCAGGATACCGGGCTCGCGGCGTTGGCTGCGGCGTGCAAGGGCGGAGCGGTCATCAGGAAACTGGATAACTCTTCCAGGCTGTTCGCAGGCACAGCGACAGCGATGTATGAGAACGTCAGCGGCACTACGTGGACAGACCGCACGCGCGCCGTGGGAGGGGCGTATGCGTTGGGCGACGCGAACAGATGGCGAGTTGCACAGTTCGGAGACGCCACGCTTTTCGCATCCAAATCGGACACGCTTCAGTTCACCACAAGCGGGGCGCTCGCTAACGTCACTGGGGCGCCGAAGTCGGAGATCGTGGAGACGGTAGGCCAGTTCGTCATGCTCCTGAACACGAACGAAGCGACATTCGGGGATTCGACCTCGAGGTGGTGGTGTTCCGGCATAGGCGATTACACCGTTTGGACGCCAGCCATCTCTACTCAATGCGCTACAGGCTTACTAAGCTCATCGCAAGGGCCTATCCGCGCAGGCAGGCGACTTGGAGATTCAATGGTCGCCTACAAAGATAAGTCCATGTTCATCGGGCAGTACGTCGGCCCTCCGGTGGTGTGGGACTGGCGAGAAGTTTCGGATACGGTAGGAGCGCCGTGCCAGGAGGCGGTGGTTCCGATCTCCACTCGCGCCGGAGGTACTGCCCACATCTTCATGGGGTTCCACGACTTCTACTACTACGACGGCGCGCGTCCCATTCCGATTGGCAACCCGCTCAAGAAAACGGTGTTTGATTCACTGCAGAAGACATACCGCTATAAGACGTGGGCGCTGCATGACCCAATAGATTCATTGATCTACTTTCACTTCGTTTCATCGTCAGTCGGAGATATAGATGCCTGTGTGGTCTACAACTACCGCAAAGACGAGTGGGGTACTGATCCAAGGGTGATTGAAGCAGCGGTGGAGTTCATCACCGCTGGAGTGACTTACGACGGTCTAGGAGCCCTGTTCGCGACCTATAACACGGATATACCGTTTTCGTATGACTCCCCATTCTGGGTTACTGGATCGTCGCAACCAGCAATATTCAAGGCTGACCACAAGATTTACACGCTGACCGGGACGCCTGGTGCGGCCAGTTTCACATTGGCAGAACTTGGAGATGATGGCCCATGTTCAATGGTACGCAGGGTGCGCCCGAGGTACATCACGGCACCATCGTCCGCTTCTTTGGACAACGCATACAAGATGCGCGCCGGAGATTCTTTCACGAACGACGGTACGACCACGCTTTCCTCTGGACAGTTCGACGTGATGCGAGAGGCTAGCTGGCATCGACTCACTCACAACTCAAGCGGCGACATGGAACTGGCCGATCTAGCCATCGACTTCGAACCAGGCGGCGAAGAGTAATGCGGATCAACGTCGATCAGGAAATCCCGCGCGAATACGATGCAGGCGTATTCACGAGAATCCTGCGCCGTATCACGCAGCAATTGAACCTCTTCTCAGAGGGGTTCATCCAGGCATCAACGAACGCGGCAACCGCAGCTCCGACGACTGGCACGTATCAGCAGGGCGATTTCATTCGCAACAGCGCGCCAGCTTCCGGGGGCGTCCTAGGATGGGTTTGCGTGGTGGCTGGTACCCCTGGGACATGGGATACGGTCGGGATTGGCTCTGGCGGCGGCGGTCCGGCGCACGCTACAACCCATCAGAACGGAGGCGCCGATGAGGTAAGCGTCTCCGGCCTCTCCGGCGTGCTCTCCGATCCGCAGCCGCCGATCATCGGGGCTGGCGCGACGCAGGCGGTGGCAGGTAACGATGCGCGTCTCACCGATGCGCGCACGCCTACGGCGCATGCAGCCTCGCACAAGTCGGCTGGCGGGGATGCGATCAAGCTGGACGAGCTGGCTGCCCCGACGGACATCACGACGCTGAACGCGACGACCAGCGCGCACGGCCTGATGATGAAGTACCCCGGCGGCTCGACTACCTTCCTGCGCGCCGATGGATCCTTCGCCGCGCCGACCAGCGGAGCATCGTTCCCAGCCGACCCTAACGCCGATCGCATCTGCTTCTGGGACGACAGCGCAGGGGCTTTCGGGTATCTGTCGCTCTCCGGGCTCACGATCGCCACGACTACGCTCTCGGTAGACGGCGCATCAGATACCGCCGAAGGCGTGATCGAGATCGCGACGCAGGCCGAGCAGGAAACCGGGACCGACACGACGCGCGCCGTCACTCCAGGACGGCAGAAGTTCCATCCGAGCGCGGCGAAGGCGTGGGTCAAGTACGCCTCAGACGGAACCGTGACCGCCTCGTACAACATAACTAGCGTGTCCGATGACGCTACCGGAATTTTGTCTCCAGTGTGGAATGTGAACTTTTCGTCGTCGCACTTTTGCGTAGTAGCAACCCCCCTAAACACCGCTTATGCCGCCACGCTAGGGACTTCCTATGCGCCGCAGGTCATGGGTGTCGCCACCACTGGATGCACCATTGCCAGCGCGCGTTTCTCTGACGGCGTAGCCGTTGATGTCACCTACATGATGGCGGCAGCATTCGGAGATCAATAACAATGGCACTGCGAAAAATCATCTACACACGCGCCGACGGAGGGGTGTCTGTGGTGCATCCGGTGCGCAACACTTTCCCAGAGCCTGAGACGCTGACCGACGCCGAGATCGAGCAGCGGGCATGGGACAAGCTCCCCGCAGACGCCATCACGCCGACGTTCGTAGATGCTTCGGTCATTCCTGTAGACCGCTCCCTGCGGCGCGCTTGGCGGCAAAACGTAGCGACGATCTTTGTCGATTCCGCAGTGGAAGCAGCGGCCAAGGATCAGGACGCCATCAGAGCCATCGACGGTACAGACCGCCTGCAGTTCGAGCACCTGTTCGAGATCGAGAACGACATCCGGCGACTGCGGCGCAATGTGAATGCGTCAGCACCTGGCACGTACACGGCGGCGGAATCTAACGCCATCACCAAGGTGCAGTACCGCGACGCGCTCATCGCCAAGTGGAAGACGCTGCACCCATGAGCGGCTTGCTAATCGCAGAGGCGGTAAATAGGATGCCCTCGAATGAGCCATACCGTCAGCCTGCCAGCATCGGAAGGAAGATCGACTCTGGGAGGCTCCGTATCGCGCCGCAGGCCGAACTGGACGCGAAGATCCGTAGAGGAGACTACCAGTGGCATCCGTTTCCTCTCGGGTGCGTCATCACTGAAATACAGCAGTTCAGCACGGAGCGCGTGCTTACCGTGCATTACCTGTTTGGAGAGCGCTTTGATGAGTGGAAGGGGCGACTGGTGGATCACCTGAAGCGCTTCGCTGCGGAGCACGAGTGCAAAGCCGTCGAGGCTCGGTGCAGGCTCGGGCTCGAGGTAGCGCTCAAGCCTCTAGGGTTCAAGCGCGTGCAGGTAGTTCTGAGGAGCGAGTTATGAGCAAGGGCGGTGGGAAAACAGTACAGACAACGAGCAACTCTGCTCCTTGGACCGAACAGCAGCCATACCTGCGTGACGTATTCGCTCAAGGGAATAGTCTCTACGGCCAGGGGCCGATGCAGTATTACCCTGGGCAAACAGTAGCTGCCCAATCACCGTATACCCAACAAGGAATCAGCGCGCTGGCTGGAACTTCTACAGATCCGAACTCCATCACCAATCTTGGAAGAGGAGAGTTCGGAAAAACGATTCAGGGTGATTACCTTCGGCCAGAATCGAATCCGTACCTCGCTGGGACGGTGAATAACGCTCTAGGACAGGTGCGTGCTAACTCAAATGCCACGTTTGGACGCGGTGGTGGAAATAATTTCGGTAGTTCTGCCCACGAAGAGTGGATGGGGAAAAATCTGGCCGATACCGCACTCCCGTACTACATGCAAAACTACAACACCGAGCGCGGGCGACAGATGCAGGCGGCGCAGATGGCACCGGGAATGGACACCGCGGCGAGCGCCGGACTGCTACAAGCTGGCGGCATGCAGGACACCTACCAGCAGGCGCTCATCAACGCGGACAAGGCGAAGCACGACTTCGGGCAGATGGCGCCGTGGGACGCGCTGCAGCGCTACCAGGGCTCGCTCACCGGGCAGTACGGCGGCACGCAGACAGGCACGCAGCCGTACTACCCTGCCGACCCATTTGCTAACGCCCTTGGCCTCGGCATCGGCGGTCTCGGCCTCTACGGCATGGGCAAAGACTTAAAGCTCTGGGGCTCGTAGATGGCGAAGCTATTCAAAGACTTCCTGCTGCCGGTCGCTGGTGGCGTCGGCGGGTTCTTCCTCGGCGGGCCTGCAGGCGCCGCGGTGGGAGCAGGGCTGGGCAGCTCGCTAGGCGGCGGAAACACCAAGCGCAACCTCACCTGGGGCGCTCTGGGCGGCGCAGGCGGGCTTGCCTATGGTGGCCTAGGCGGGCTGGGCGGATCGAGCGTAGGGGGCTCCAGCAGCGGCCTAGGGGCACTATTGCCGGGGACTGCCCAAGGCGGCGGGGCGGCAACTGCATCAGCCATCCCTTCGTGGCTTAAATACGCCCAACTGGGGGGTATGGGGATGAATATGCTAGGCGGCGGCGTGCAGCAGCAGGGCGCCCAGCAGCCCATGTTCGGTCC